GTTACTACCGGGTTTGCTAGGTAAGTGCTTGTTGCCATGGTGTTTAATCCTCTTTCGTTGCTTTATTATTTTTAGCACTTTTTTTAGGTGCTTGTGTGGATACTTCCTCGGTTGTTTCGTCTGCTACTTCAATGATAAAACCTGCCCAAATAAGGCCTGCTACCTGTACACCGGGTTTGGGTACAAATTCTGTACCAACAACACCTAAACGGGGGCTTTTAATAATGTACATAGGCACCTAACTTGTTTGGGCTTGCATTTCTATTGTTAAATCATAGGCCGCCATTTCGCTACCGCCGATTATGGCAATAGTTGGGCGTCCGTCTGTTACGGCAACGTTTTTAGCCAATACTTTTGCCGCCATGTTCATAAGGCTGCGTTGCGCGTCGAGGTTGCCCGGGCCAAGGGTAATGAGGCGTACGGGAAACGTCAATTTAACTATGTTGTAGTTCCATGCCACAAACGAGGGCGCGTCAATAAAAGCACAAGGCGGCACAAGGTTACGCGGGTCGTTTACTACCTGTAGCCCTGTAATCGTCTGTAACGTCGTTGTAAGGTCGTCTAAGGCCTTGTTAAATAGGTCGGTGTATGCAACAGGCACTACGCAACCGCCGGCCTATCCACGCCTAGAAGTTGTTTAATCATTGGGCTAAGGCCCATGCTGCCACCGGCGGCCAAACCGTCAAAACTGGCAAAGTCTGTTACTGACCCACGCTGCCTATAAAGAAAACCTGCATAAGCGATAGTTCCCAACAGTACCGACGGGTTAGGCACGGTGCTTAGGCTTTCGTTGCGGTATCCGGCCTCGGCCCTGCGACGATATGCAAATTCGTTGGCGGCTTGACGGCATTGAGTAATAAAGGCTTGGTCGGCTGCCGTAGCGGTTCCAATGCCTAGCCAATCCTCTACTTGTGCGTCGGTTGTTACCCACGTGCATTGTGGGGTAGTAGTCAACGTGCCGGTAGCGGCAACAATGTTTACGTTTGCAGCCGTTTTAGCAAACAACACTTGGTTGGCTATAGGTGCTTCAATGTCGTAATGTAAAAAACCTTGTTCGTCTACGCCGGTGTAGTAATACTGTGGCAACTCACGCACCGTATAGGTACCGTTAAAGGTTGCGTCAACACCCGCAATAGTTACGGACTGACCAACCTCGAGAGGGTCTGCGTTAGTTAGTAGTACTACAACCGCGTAGTTATCGGTTAAATACTTTTGTGTGACCGAATAGACGGCCATAGAGGCCTACCTTTCGGTTATCAGACGAACTTAACAAACTTGGTGGCGTCTGCCATAAATGAGGCAGCGTAACCACGGAAAGCAATCGTACGGCCAAGTGTTGCCGGTACTTCAACGCTGATAGCGCCTTTTTGTTGTTCGTAGAATTCGAAACCGGCGGCAGGGCCGGCAGCGTGTCCCATGAAAGAGCCGGGCGCGTTTCTGTCAACGACCAACACCAACCCGAGTGGGTTGCCGTTCCATGATGTCGCTGACGAATTACCTGCAGCGTTTTGACCCATGAGGTTTGGTGCGCCCGTGTACGGAAATACAGGCCTATTTTGGTCGTCCGTGCTTGACGCAAGGGCCGCCCAACTGGCAGGCGTTACTACCATATGGGTTGGCAAGTAGTTAGAGTTTGCCGAAATTTGGCGGGCACCGTCGTAAATTGCTGCAACCCAATCGGCGCCTACTGCGGTGTCGGCCACGCTTGCGGTTTGTGTAATTGCTGCATGGCAAGTATCTACCGCGTAGTTGTCGGTTGCTTGTCCGTAAGCGATAGCCAACTGGTTAAGAATGATGTCAATGCTTGACGGGTCACTCCAGTCAAGGTCTTGTTCGCTGACGGTAACGTATGTTCCAAAACTTAATTTTGAAATATCGGTGTTGCTAACCACGACGGTTGACGCGTTAAGCGTGTCAAACTGTGCGGCCTGTTGTGTAACGGTTGGGCGTGTCGTAATTTTTGGACGGCGGAAAGTTGCGCCTGCGGTTGGCATTGCGCGTGTACCAATAGCGGTTACAAAAGGGCGAATAGGGTTAAGCCCGTCGTAGACGCTGCCGGTAATAATTTCTGGCAAAATACCCGGGGTGCTTTCGGTGTTGATGTATGGCGCAACTCCCGGCGCTGCTTCGATACGTGCCGCGTTAATGTTTGCGTTTAGTTGTGCAAAATCTGCACCGCCGCGCACATAACTAGCAATGTATTCAGACGTGCTAGGCAAACGCAATTTACGTGGCTGTGCGTAAATGGTTTGTACGGTTGAAGCCTCAACAACTGCAGGGGTTTCTACTGGGTTTGACATTTCGGTTACTTCCTTTTCTGTGTCCTGTTCACTATTTAACTCTACTTCGTTTTCGTTTTGGTGGATACTCGCGGCCACCCGTTCTACTTTGGCGGCCTCAAACGCGCCATATGGCAAAAGCGACAATTCCTGCCATTCGGCCTTGGTAACAATCATGGTGCCGGCTTCGTCAAAACTAAATTCGACGGGTACTGCCCCAACACTCAAACTGTCTAAAACGCCGTCCATGGCTAGTTGTAGGCTTTCGTTTCCTAGCATGGTTTCGCTAATTTTGGCTTCAAACATTACGTAGTTGCCGACTTCCTCACGGGCCGTAACAACGCCAATAGGTTGCGTACTGTCATGGTAAAGATACATTTTCGGTTTTTTACCCTCAAGAGGCAACGAACCTTTTTCGAAGCGCACCGTTTGGCCGTCACTTACTACCGCGTCTACCCCATATTCGAGGGCGACGCCGGCAAGGGTACGACGTGGCAGCGCGTCACCTTGCGCGGCGTCAATCTTTAATTCTTGTGGGGTTAATCTAAGCATTGCTTTGCCTCAATTCCTCGGGCGTTTCTTGTACTTCTACGTTTGTGTCGTATTCGTTGGCTAGGTAACTTTCAATGTCAAACATAACACCGGTGCCGCGTGGTAGCACGTTATCCGCGCTAAGTGTTTCTTGTATGCAATCTATGTACGGTTTTACGCCGAACGTGTAAAGGTCGCGCGACGCTTCACTACTTGAAACATACGAATAGTTGCCAATAGAAACAGAAACGAGGTATGCCGGTACGTTTGCAATGCGCGCAATTTCTTTAGCCTGATATTCGGCGGCGTCAATCAAAAGCATTTTGTCCGGTGTTGCATTGTTTGGGATTACTTCTACAAATTCGTTTACCGCACTTGTGGCCGACGCAAAACGCGCCTCGTCGTAGGCCGCTGCAAGGTCGCGCAATTCTTGTGGTGACATAGGCTCGCCGCCAACTTGGCGCAAAGTTACTGCAGGTTGCAAACTCGAGGCGTTACGGTTTCTTGCTTGCTCAAGTTTTAGCGCGGTATCTACTGACGTTGCACCGGTATAAATGAGGCCTTGAATTGGGCTTAAAAACTGTACGCAATCTTCCCAACGGATAGGTAAACCTTGAAACAAAATTTGTTTAGACGGGCCAAACCATACGCCCGTACCTTGTGCTTGGTCTTGTGTTGTAACAATCGCGGCAGGCAAACGAGTAAACGCGCTTGGGTATCCGTCGGCGGTTCGTTCGGTTATATACCAAAATGCGCGACCATAAAAAAGCAAATCGTCAAACGTCCACGACAAAATAAAGTTGTTAGTAACGCCTTTGTCAATTCTCTTTAACCAACTACGCGGCGCTTCCGGCACTTTTTCCATTTCGTCGCCGTTCCACATTTCTTTATACATAACCAACGGCAAACAACCAATAACACTTGCCATAAGGTCGCGACTACGTGAAATAGTCGGCACCTGCATAAAACGGCTACGCAAAACACCGTCTGAATACGCAAAGAAATTACCAATTTGTGACGCGCCGGCGTTGCTACCTGCAGCGGCTTTAACAACCTTTGTAGGTTCGGGTTTCTTGGTAAAAATTGCCATAGGTTTATTGTGTCACAATCTCGGGGTTTTAGGTGGCACTAGCCGGCGCCGTGCAATCCCCGACGGAAAGCAAGCCGACTAATGCCAAAACGACTTTAGCGGTAATTGGTAACAATTACAGGTTTACCAATGGCTTGTGGACGTGACGCTAAAGCGGCTGCCCAAATCATGCACCGGCAAGCCTCGATAGGCCCGGGGCTTCGCAAACTGCTAACCGTTATGCCGTTTTTTTCGCGTATCAGTACTGCCCGTTCAACGTGACTGTTTAGTAGTTGTTGATTATTGTGCGTAAGTTTGTTTTCAATAATCATGGCCCTAACCGCGCTAGTCCATTTCAACAACTCTTTATAGCCAACAATTACGCGCCTATTTTCATATTTTATTGGGCATGAATTTTCTAACACCGGCACAATAGCCAAACGTAAGTTAGGGTTTTCTGCTACTTGCTGTTCTACTTTTTCCCAAAGTTCGGTAACGGTTTCGGCAACAAACGCCAAAACAACGTGGGTTTTATTTTCTATTTGGACGGCGCGCACGGCTGTATAGGTACTTTCGTCTAACGCCATTTCTACGGCAAGTACGCCGCCCGGTGGTGCTTTTTCGTCTGTAGATAAAGCCTCAAATATGCCGGGTGCCAACCAACCGTTGTTTACCGCTTGCCATAGGTTTACCGACGCACGTAGAAACGCGCTACGGTTGGGGCCTTGTGCTTCGCCTTGGATTACGTCCATTTCAATTAGGCCGCCTGCCAATGCGGGGTTGGCGTATTCCCATGCCTCGACGGTCATAGGGTCAAGTGTTGGTGGTGGGCTAAATTCGGCAAAATACAGGTTTGTTTTTTCGCCTGTGTCTATGGCTTTTAAACCTTGGTCACGCCAACGCAACAGGGCCGTACTTTCCTGCGTACCCGCCGTGGACACAAGCAAGCACAAAGGGTTACGGCGCGCACGTTGAGACGGAAGCAAACCGTCGTCTATAGCGGCTTCCGATATTTGCCATACTTCGTCTGCCGTAATTAGGTCGCAACTGTAACCGTGACCGGCTGAAGGGGTAGCGGCGCGAATATGCCAAACGCTGCCATTAGGCATAGTTACCTTTTGTCGGCCATACGACCATGAAACCTCTGCACCAAACTTGGCTTCGAGTATCGGCGCTAAGTAATTAAATTGCGCGGCTGTTAAATCCAACTTATGACTAACCGAAATAACTGTTTGTGGTTGGCCGCGTCTTTCTGTTTCCATAGTTAGCCACCAACCAATAAGCGCGCTAGTCATATGGCTTTTACCATTTTGTCTAGCCACCGAAACAAGGCCAATACGGTGCAACCATTTACCTTGGTTGTCAAAACTAGTTAAACCCTCAAGGCAATGCTTTTGCCAACTCATTAAAGGCGTGTTTAAAACCCTCTCCGCAAACTCTGCTACTTCGGCCGCGCGCGATTGGTGCCCACTGTGCGTGGTTGTTTCTAGTCTCGGCTGATACCGGCCAGTTGGGGCCAGTTCGCGCAAACCCTTATGGGATATAGGATTGTAAGAGACGGGGGCTTCCGTGTCACTGTAAAAAAAACGCTGAGAGTGATTTCCTTTATTTTCCTTACTGGTGTTGGGTTTTATGACGTAGTTTCCTGCGTCTCTTGCTGCACGGTATTTGTTACCGCGCGCTGCATTGCAACCACGGCAACAACTGCGTAAGTTATCCAAACTATTAACACCGGATTGACCTGCAGGCCACCTATCAACCTCGACTACATGGTCGGCTTCTGTTGCAGGTTTACCGCAATAGTAACAAAATGGGTTTTCCTGTAACAGTATTAGTTTGTTGCGTTTGTATTCGGCTTGGTTGCGTGGCCTACTACCTTTGTGTTTGCTTGGCATTGCTCACGCGCCTACGGCTTGTGCTAGCGCGGCGCAAGCGCCTTGCTGTTGTTTTGCTTGGTTGTTGTTCATGTCGGGTTTAACCTTGCTGTTCGTTTTGTTTGTTAAATCGTTGTGTGTGCTAAACGCATGGGGTAGCGCCTAGCACGTTGTAAAGCCTAATGCGTTAAAGCCCCACCCACGGGGTTGCCCTAACCCGTACCCACTTATTCATATTGGCTGATTATGTTTACAGCCTGCCACGCCATAGGCCCGGTCATTTCGGCGCGCATGATTACGGGCATAGCGTACTACCTACGTTGCCGTATGTTCCCAACTACCGTGCAACGGGCTTAGGGCTTGGCTAATCCAACCGCTAGGCGGTGGCTAGAAACTTTATGATTACTGGCATTTGGTTAGGTCGCCAAACCTGCACAATGCAAGCCGATAAATCTAACCGGTCTAACCATTGCTCTTGCTGTTTGCTTATGCGTCCAATGTCTGTTTTAAGTTCTGCGAAAACTAGCACACCTCGAGGATTGAGTAACACCAAATCGGGAAAACCGCTATTTCCTTGTATGTGTGTTGCCCATTGGCCGCGCCTGTTCATTGCCGGTAGGTCATGGTGTACAAACCACCCGTAACGTGTAGCAATGTCTATAACGCTGTTTTTAAATGCGGCTTCATTCATTGCGGCCACGTTTACGGCCATTGACGCGGCGCGGGTCGTCAAACAATGCGACGCATAACGTAAGAATTGCGCCAACGCCAATAATGAGAAAATTAAACCAAACAAACGTTTTAAACCAAGTCATTAGTCTGCCTTGCTACTTGGTAACGCTTTTAGTGCGACTATCATTTGTGTCGCTTGGTCGGGGCTTAACGTTTCAAGTGTCACCGCGTCACTATTTAAGGTTACGGCTATGTAGTCATGTAGCGCGGCTTCGTCAAACCCTGCACCTTTAGCCAAAGACTTAATAAAGTAAACCTGTTTTTGGCTTGCGCCTCGAGTATGTGTACTGGCGTTTTGTTCGCGTCGAATTGGTGCTATTTGTGCGTCAGGCTTTTTAGGGTCTTGCCGTGCCTCTATTTCGTTGCGTGAAGCAATGCTTTTGTTTATGCCAAAACCCATGTAACCCAACGCACGGCCTAACGCGCTTGTCATACCAACCATAAACTCGCTGTTTTTTGTGTATGGCGTTTTGCCCGGGTATGGTTCGGCTGCGGTGGCAATGCTTGGAATTAGGTCGGAAGCGTCGCGCCAAACGGTAACGGTGCAACGGTAAAACGTGCTTCCGTCGGGCATGGTTACAACCTCGGCGGCTGTTTCTTGTATGCGTAAATCAGGGTAGCGCTTCAATGCTTCGCTTAGGCGTGTTGGTACGTCTACGTAATTGTCTATGTTAAATGCCATGTTTGTATGCCGCCTTTTTGCAGGTTCCCGGGTGGAAATATAAAGTACGTTTGTGCGTTTTGTTGGCGTTGTAAGCAAAGGTTGCTACACCACATTTGCGGCAAGGTTTCACGTCGGGTTTGTCTTTCATGTCGGGTTATATTGCTGCAGGTAACGTACTCATTGCGTGTAACAAAGTTTGTGGCGTTTTGAAACATGGCAACGGCATATAGGGCGCCCACCGGTCAACTTGCATAGTTTCATACAACGTATTCCAACCGCGCAAAACTACCGCCTTGTTTTCTTTGTCAAGTGTTGCCAGTACGTATATGGCGGGTTTGTCAAAATCTCGAGTAAGTAGGCAGCCGTCCGGGCGTGGTGTTGTGCGTACTTCGTAACGGCCTACGTCATTTGCTTTTGGGTTGTATGGTTCGTAACCCCAATAAACGTGTAAATGTTTTGCTAACGCAAATTCGCCTAACGCGCCTATTTTGTCGGGCAACGTGTTTTTAAATTCGCCTTTAAACCTGTCTTGGTGGTTGTTGCCTTTAGCGTTTTCGTGGCGTAGTTCGGCTACCGCGTATGCGTAGTTTATTTCCGTCGGGCTTAAATAAACAGTTGTCACGGTTAGCCGCCTAAAGCCTCTATTGCTTCGCTAACGGCCTGCCATGCGTCTTGTTGGCCGCTTAAATCTAGGTCTACTGCTACGTGCTTTAAACGTGCAATTAGGTCGGCGTGTTTTGGTTTGTACGGTACGTGTGCGGGCCTGCATATTTCATCTATCAAATCAAATACGGCCATTTGGTGCTTTGCCATTGCGTTTGCTGTTGGGTCTAACATACGTCGGGTTTCCTCACTTATTATGTTGTCGGGGTAGGGCTGTTCGTTCATTATTTGCTTGTAGTCCATGGTAGCCAACCGCTATTGCGCCATATAGCAACCATGGCACGTGTGTTGGTCGTCGGGTCAAACAGGTCGGCGCAAGTCTCGACTATGCCTTTAGCCTGCAACCAACCGGTAGGCCAATTACTGTTTGGTAGGCACCAAAACCCGTTTATTTGGTAAATGGAATAACTACCGCCGCTTGGGTCTGACGCGTTAAACGCTTCGCTATTACAGCGGCTTTCGCGTACTGCGACGCGTAAGGCTGTTTCTAGTTCGCTAGGCGGTAATCCCTCGGCTAAGGCCAACGACGCAACCTGCGTGCAGGTAGTGACCAATGCGGGCAATGTGGTTGTAGTTGTGGTTGGCGGTAGTGACGCTATTACAACCTGTGGGGTTTCGGTTGGGGCCTGTGCATTACCGGGGCTAAAAACTAATAAAACGCCAATAATTAGCGCTATTGCGCCTGTGGTTATCTTGTGGGTAATCATTTTGCTACTTCCATTTGGTAAAGGTTTCCCCATGTTCCGGTAGCCGGGCTTTTAAAAACTAGTTGTACGTGTAAAACGTCGTTTGTTTGTGGGTCTCTAAAAATTTGTACCATGGCTTTTTGCCCGGTGGCAAGCGAGGTTATAAAACACTCGTAGTTAAAAAACTGTAGTTCGTTCATGGTAAATGGCTTTCCGTCGGTAAAGAAAACCCTAGCGAACCATTGTTACGCGGTTGTGGATACCCCAAAAACGGTTTGAAATATGGTTTTTACGGCTTCCGGATTATCTGCCATAGCCGGACTTAGTTCTATATGCCACCAATCGCCGCCGGGCGCGCCTGTAACGGTTTTAGTTTCGTATGCTTTCCACGCTTGACGGTCACAACGCCACGCACGGCCAAAAGGTTGTGGCCAATAGTCAATAATCATTTGTACGCCAAGTTCGTTTGCGTTGGCTACCACAATGTCTATAAACGCTTTAGACACTTTGCGACCCTCTGCAACGCCTTTAGTATCCATTTTGCGATAGGACAAGTCCATAGCGCGACCTGTTGCGTGTACTGACATTGTGCCGGGCTTTCCTTTAACGTCACGTTGGCCGAATGTGCCATTATTCCAACAGGCACCGTTAGACCATTTAGCGGCTTGTCTTACCCATTCCTCGGTACCGGCGCGTTTACCTTTTGCGGGGCCGTCGCTGTTACCTATGTAGTCTCGACTGCCGGGTACTCCGGGTTGGGCTTTAGCCGTCATGTTTAACCCTCGTTTGGTGTGCCGGGTTTGCTTTTTAGGCCATTGGAAGCAACAAGGCCGCTAAGTGTGCCGGTGAGAAACACAAGCAACGTGCTTAAAAGGTCAATTAGTTGCGCGTCGGTTGGTGCCTGTTCGGTTGGTTGGTCTACAAACAAAATGCCGTAGATAAACGCCATGACGGTAAACGTAAAGCACAAGGCCATAAGGCGGCCTACGAATACAATTAGTGAAGCGTGATGTTGTTCAGGTGTTTTATTCACAACTGGCCTTTGTAAAGCATTGGTATTTAATATTCGTTTTAGAAACTGTGCAACCACTACAACCCCAAACTACTACGGCAATTAACAGCGTGTAGGCAAATAGGTAACGCCATTTCATTACACCTCGGGGCGTGTTAATGGTGCTGGCGGGTTTTCGTCATGTTCCCACAAAACAAGGTTAAGGTCGTTTAATCCCCAACCCGTTGTAAATCCTGCGTCGGTCAGTTTTTTAATTAGTTCGTAATGCTTTTCGCCGTCGGTCATGCTGAAATCTCCATCAAAATAATTGAGGCAAGGTTGCTTGACGGTTGCACAATTGCTGTGCCAGTACCGCTGCCAAGCGCGTATTGCGTCTTGTAAATTGTTGCAGATGTGGTTGCTGGGCTGTCCAAATAAATTGGGTTCCAAAGGCTGGTGGATGCACCGCCAGCGTTTAAGTTTACATCAACGGTTTCTACAACTTGTGTTGCACCGCGCAATAGTTTTAGTTTTATGCCAGCGTTAGCGGCGCTTGAATAGGTGCGCTGTGACACAAAAACCAACACCAAAGATGAGGTAGCGGACGGCGTAATGGTTGCCGTCAAGTTGGTGTCTAAATATGTTCCGCCAGTAGTGCTTGCAAGCGTTGTAGTAGTTCCCTGTACGACCTGCAAGACGCGAAACGCGCCTCGCAAATTGTTCATCTGTGCAGCGGTAAGAATATCCCCCGCAACAAAGGTTGCTGGAAGTGTCGTTGGTGTTGCCATAGTGCTACCTATCCTAATCTAACCAAGCACGTTGCTTGTGTCTATAGTTCCGTACAAAGCGTCATTTAAAATCAGTTCATACACAATTACCGTAGGGGTAGTAAACAGCCGTACCCGGTGGCCGTCTAGAGTTATTTCATGTTCTACACCCTCTACGCCTAATTCTTGGGCAAGTACCGTGGTTGTCTGCCCCGTTATAAAAGTCTTTTCTATGGTGATTGTGTCGTTAATGTCAACTATCGCCACCGTGTCACGTTGGGCGGTTGTTAGCGCGCCTAAAACCGTTTCTACGCTGTTATAACGTGGTTCCGGGTACGGGTTTAAAAGGTAGGTTGACGCGTCGGCTAATTCGCTGTTGTCTAAAAGGCTGTTAGTAATGCTGTTTGTTTGCACAAAAAACGCGGCTTGGCTTGCAAGGTCGTTGGCTGTTGCGCTGCTACCGCCTAGGTTTTCTATGTATACGCGGTTGGTTACGGCGTCCGCTTCAAAAGTAATACCTAGCGCGTCGTAAGGTATGTCGGTTCCGTCGTCGTGAAAGTCGGCTACCGACCCGCTAAGGGTTTGCGACACTCTCGGCGTAAAGGTCAGCACCCCGTCACGTGACATAAAGAGGCGGCCAAATTCTGCGGTTTGGTTTATTTGGGTTAAATAGTTTAAAGCGTTAGTTCCTGCCGGAACGGTGTAGGCGGCGTCGTGGCCTAGGTCTACGGTACCTGCGTTAATGTTGCGCGCTGCACCCGTTGGGTAGTCAACTTCGGGCAGGTCTAAAACGGTTGTTATGCGTTGGCCCGACGTCTGTACCGTTACGTTTAGTTCGTCCATATAGGTTTGCCCTAATAGGTAAAAATCGTCTGAACAGTAAACGGTAACTGTGTCTAAGCCGCCGAGGTTAAAATTATAATCGTAATTCACGACGCGGCCACGGAAAAGGTACTCGGGGTTATTGCTTGCGTCGTAACGCACAAAATAAACCTGTCGCAACGGCGCCAAACCGGGCAAA